ATATTTGTCATCGCTTGATTATCCCTAATCCAGCTGTTATTACAGGGTCTGCAGTTCATTACGGCAACTACCTGTAATTCTTTATATAATCTAGTCCACAGCCAGTCTAGAAGGAATCAACTGTGGTGTTGCCTTTATCAAGGCTTAAAGACTGCTCAAATAAGTACCGCCTCAATTGGCTAGTTTTATTTAAGTTCATCCTGTGTGAAGTGTTGTGGCATTACGTGAGATGTACTCTATGGTATCCTAGGACTACCAATGTTTAACAGTCGTGAGTAATTTGTCCAACTCGACACTATCTTATGTGACGCTAATCACACTCAATTCTAAAAGTTTGCCACGGAATTCCACCGTGGCTGTGAGTAGGGTAAGGTATTAGTAAGTGTGACTAATCCACACCACCCACTACCCTAATTGTTTAGAAAAGTTACAAGCAAAACATTATATAATACCTTCGTGTCTTCTAATATTATATTTCTCTGTTACACACACTCAATAGTATTGCTTTATCTTACCCTCCGACCACACCTCACTTTTCTAATTTATACAAGCTTTTTTCTCATTCAATAGTAGTGCCATAGTTTATAAACCCATAGTTCGTCCAAGGGACTTGCCCTTGAGGCTTTTCTATGTGATTCCGATACCTCTTTTTATAAACTGCTTACATAGTATCACAGCTGGTTCCTGGAATAAACTTAGTGTAACTTCTCAGGACTGCTATTGCTATAGTTACATACTTGTAATTGTATGAGAGTGGGTAGCAGGCCATGTTCCTCGTCACGGAACTCGCACAGGACTGTCTAGTATGTCTCTATCTACCATTCTGTTTCTTTTTAAAAGCTTGTTCAGCTTATGACGAAATCGCCTCACTCTCAATTTAAAAGTATGAGAGTATTAAGCATTTCCAGGAACTTCGCTAATGCAGCTCATCACTCCCGTTATTAACACTCTCAATTATTTACATACCTTTATTACTCATACCAAATAAGTATGTAGCCATATCCTCTGGATGTTCTTTCATTATATGGTCTACAAAGTTATTATCTGGTGTGTTTACAAACTTATCCTTACCCTTACAAAAGGGACAAGGTTCATCATTTCCTATTGCTATCATATGGCTCATCTCCTTGTTTAAATATTATGTGTTGAAATCCTTCTTCATCATACTCTATTCTTTCTATTACATTTTCTGTAATTACTCCATCACCCTTACAAAGACTACATAGTTGTGGTATCATTTCACCACCTCTTGCATGTGTGTTATCTATAAAGCCAACACCTTCACCATCACATTCAGGACAATTAGTGTTTATTATCTCACCTTGAACAGTTATCAAGGATTCATGTATTCTTTTTTTATTCTTCACAACTCTCCTTTATAATTGTATTCATTTTACTTATTGTTAATTCAATTCTCTTCATGTCTATTGCCTTTAAAATATCTCTCGCTTCAATTAATGTATTCATTAGTTGGTACACATCTTTAATATGTAATGACATTGTTACCTCCTTGTTAGAAGAACTTGGGAAGCAGTTAGCTGTTTGATTTTCTAATATATTCTACTCCCCTAGTTCTTATCACGAGCCATACCATCCGTAGACAGTTCTATAAATCTTTGCTGGCAGACTCTCTTGTTTCAATGTCGTCACATACCAGTTTAACTGCTTGGATATAATTATCATTAACTATATCAAGCAAAGCTAATATTTGTGCTTCGACATCATTGACTCGGTCATTCATAGGAACGCCTCCTATTTAGTTAAATCTTTTTCAATATACAGACACATAAGAAAGTCTGTATATCTACACCATGTCGTCACATGATACCATTTTATTCTTTATTCCGTATGACATCATACGACCCAATTCCTTTGTATATGGGTAGCAATCTTATGTTTAATGGTATTTGTAGCAGACCAAGGAATCGAACCCTGAATTTGTTGGTTATGAGCCAACCGTGAGACCACTTCACTCGTCTGCTATATATCCCCGCTACCTTTAGAAATTACCATCTGCTACTTGAAAGCATGTTAACTCTAAACCATTACGCCACATATCAACTACCTGATTCCTATCATCAAAGACACATAGTATGTTATGTTCTTTAAGTATTTCCTTACCTATCTCGAACTTGACAAAGGCATCTTTACGATAGTCACCTGCTTTACGAAAGATATATTTTGGATTACCTTCAGACATTACATATCTCTCTACCCAAGCTTTAGTTAGTTCTGCAACATCAGAAAACCCACATTCATCCTTTAATAAAGCTTTATTTTCTCTTGCTGAAGTAAATATAATACCTACTTCTTCTTTAAGCATTTCTTCATAGAAAGCTCTTGTAGCCCATAATACATCAATAACTCCTTGATTAGGCTCATCAAACATTGCTTTATGGTACTCAAAAGGTGTTCTTTTACCTTTCATTAAAGCGACAGTACCATCTATATCGCATACTATTACATTGCTCATTGTTTTCTCCTTTTACTCGTGATTAAATAAAATTTGTGGACGTGGTGAGAATCGAACTCACGTATATATAATAGAAGCTCCCACAACTATTATACAGCTAAGCCATTCACGCCCAGGCTGTATTATTCACGCTAATACACTTACGACACATTACTCGTATGTATGTGAACCGCTCGCATTAACTCGTGAAGTATATAAATGTTAGAGTTGAGATTACACTCTTAATGCTAAGACTTTAGGACTACGTTCCGTAAACGGTTTTGTCCTTATCCACTCATGTTGCCATAAGTATCCTAGCAGGCTCAACAGTTATAGACTGTCACTCTTAATGATTAGGTTATCTCAACGGTTAATTACAGCTATCTGAATGTGCCCACCCAGTTAGTGCTTTCACCATTAAACATGTCACCCTTGAGGGATTGAAACATGCCCTCTGTTCACCGAAGTGCAGAGGATTAGAGCCCTTTGCTCCTAATCACTGTGGCTGTTTTTCAATTCCGTAGGTCAAGCCTACGTAGTTATCTTTTTTTAGTGACAACGGTCGATATGTTAAGTCGCTCACAGAGTAGCTTGCTATCTTATTAAGATAGTAAATACTACGCTTAACACTACAAATTATAGTTGAGATACTATAATCTATGATATTTCAGGTGTCGCCCTTTATCACTAAAGGATTAACCCTAATATTGGAATACGCTCTTGCTCTCACACTCAAGCTATTATTCCTACCCCTTATCTTATTGTCTGTTACCAGACTCACATCAATTACCATCTTGATGATACATATTCTCTTTGCCTTCGAGATTACATACATAGAGGCTTGTATCTATGGACTATAAATAGCGCAATGATTGTGTCTCAACCATCACTTTGGGTATCTTGCGATACTTATCCTAACGACATGATACTGCCGATTCTTACGAATTCTTTTATAAGTACAATAGCTGATACGATAAGCTTGACACAGCCCAGTCTTAGTGGGAACTATTAGTGTATCATATCTACTAAATAATGATGGCGGGTCATCCTTTAACTTGTTTCCAAGAACCTCATTATAAAGATTATCAGCTATGTCTGATTAAATATTAAGCAGTTTCTTGTGATGCTTAGCACGAAAGTATAACTATATAACCAACGAACAAATCAGGTGTCTGCAAGTGTGTTGCACCTATGTTCTATTACAGGCTCGTGATAGTTATTAATATGTAAATATCCAATGTATTAATCGGAAGAATAAGGCTGTTAAACTGAAAGCAAGGGTAAGTGTCACAAATGACATAATAATGTGTAATACCCAGTGTTTATAGCTCTCAAATATCTTTTTAAGCTCGTAACTCATTGTGTCTCCTTGTTTGGTTGACGTTTATTTATATTAATTGTTCGTTTATGCGCTCTATCAATGATACTGTGAAGTGAGGAACGAACGAACACAATAGTAAGGAAGGCTCTCAACTAATGAAAGAAGAGAGCCTAAATTGGAACTAATTGGAACTAAATGGTAACTATTCAGCAGGGTTGAAATGTGCTTGATGCTCTGCAAATTTCTTTTCTGATAAGATAGTATGGTTGTCCCCATTGTATCCCTGTTTGCACCAAAAGATGTTTGAGTCATCATTCTGTGCTATCAAGGATTTGAAAGTATCTACAGAAACCTCTAAATAAATATTGGATGGTTTCTCGTAGGTTGGAGGACGAAATGAAGCTTGCACCTCAACACCGTCAAGCATAGTAACTGATTGAGGTTGAGAGGTAAGCACAATGTAATCTCGTGATGTGCCGTCTGCTTGCTTGGTAGTTCTATGGTAGGCATAAAAGCAATCAAGTTCAGAGAGTAATGATTCAGAGACTATAGGAGTAAATGTTTTGTTTGACATAAGACTGTCCTTTCTATGTAAGTTGTAAGTAAGCACAAAGCAAATATGAAATGAAAAATAACGAGTTTTCAAATAAAAAAATTGCTTTGCAGGTGTCCCCATTGGTAAATTAGGCTCTACACTAAAATCCCCAAATTTTTCAAACCTTTTAGGATTGCTTAACCAAATTAAACCGACTAGTTGGTCTTTTTCATAAGTCCTTGTATTACAGTAACTTACGCTTTTAAAAAAAGTATTGATTATTAAAAAAAAAGTATATAACTTATATTGAATTGATTTTTAACTAAATTGATTTGTAGCAGTAATTAAGCTACAGTAAGCTTATTTAGGTAGTGGTTCACAAATCTTAAGGATTTGCTCACATAGCTAAAGGGAATCATATGTCAAGTAAAATAGATAGTAAGAAGAAGAAGTTATCTAAGGGATGCTTAGTATATAAGCTAGAGATAGCCTACAACGAGGAGAAGGATTGCGTTGAATACATATGCGAGACTATAGACAAGGAGGGATTCTCTGGCCCTATAGACAGTAGTTGGGATTACTTAGAGGATTACTTTGATGAAGAAGACTTTAGGATGATGGATTCTTTATATGAAGTTGGAGAAGCGTGAGATATTACAAGGTTAAGGGTATTAAACATACTGTATATGAAAGTAAAAGAGAAGTACCCCCACATGTCAATATAGTAAATAATTGGCGTATGGGTAATGTAGGAGAATGGGTACTTACAGATGATGAGTGTGTTATCCAGATACTACGTAAAGGAGCTATGCTTAGAAAGAATGGAGAAAGAGCTTATATAGGAACCTGCACAGGGACCTTCCTAGTACTTAAAGATACTTATATGGATACAGATAGAAGGGTTAATATATACTCCTTTGGAGGAGATTCTACGCCTGAACAGGTAGTAGCTAATAGGCGTAAGATGACTGCTAATGAGGAATTGTTTGTTACTTATTTAGGGCAAGGATTAACACCTGAAGACGCATATGTTAAGGCTTTCCCTACTAATAATAAACAATATGCTAGAATGAAGGCTGTAAATTTAATTAGGACAGAAAGGATAAAAACTGCTGTGAAAGAAGAATTAAAACCTGTACTAGATGAACTAGAGATAGATGCAAAGATGGTTCTTGAGGATATTAAAACAGTTGCTCAAACTGCTGAAAAGGATGATACTAAATTAAAGGCCTTATTTAAATTGGCTGATATACTTGATTTAGAAGATAAGAATTCAGCTAAGGTGCAACAGATTACTGGAGTTCAATTTCAGGGGCTTACAGATAGTATGATTGAAGAAGCTGAAAGACCTAAAGAACTTAAAAGTGAGTAATTGCTGGGATTGCGGGTTACGCAAGAAAGGCGGTATTAATGCATTTGGTCTTTGCTCATGGTGGGATAAGCCGAAAGAAATACCATCTAAGGTAGTTGATAAGGGATGCAAACATTGGAGAAGCGAATTAGCTCAACAAGTAATAGATAAATTTGACGGGAGATTAATAAATGGATGATATAATTACATTAGATGATTTAGAACCTAAGAAAGAGAGTAAATAATGCCTAAGGTAGGTGGAAAGAAGTTTTCATATTCAAAGAAAGGCAAGGCAGCAGCTAAGGCTTATGCTAAAAGAACAGGGAAAAGAATAACTAAAAAAGGAAAAAAGAAATCTAAACGTGGCAAATATTAATAAACATAATGTATCAAAACAGGAGGAGGCACTACAGTTAGCATCGAAAGATTTAATTGCTTTTGGTAAGCTGTTCTTGCAGGATGACTTTATGCGTTCTGAAACTCCTCCCTTTCATTATGAGATTGCAGATAATATTACAGATAAAGAAAAAAGACAAGTAGCTATTATATTACCTAGAGGTCACGGTAAGACTGTTCTTACTAAATGTGATATACTGCAAGCTTTTTGTTTTACTAAGGAACCACTCTTTTATGGATGGGTATCTGCTACTGCTAAACTTGCGACAGGTAATATGGATTATATTAAATATCATTTGGAGTTTAATGAAAGAATTTTGTATTATTTCGGTAGTTTAAAAGGCACAAAATGGACAGAAACAGATATAGAAACAACAAATGGTTGTAAACTTATTTCAAAGTCTAATATCTCTGGTATAAGAGGTGGTGCAAAACTTCATAAAAGATATGATTTGGTAATTCTTGATGATTTCGAGGACGAGAATAACACCATTACCCCAGAAGCTAGAGCTAAGAACAGCAACCTTATTACGGCTGTTGTTTTCCCTGCTCTTGAACCTGCTACTGGTAGGCTTAGGATTAATGGTACACCTGTTCATTACGATAGTTTCATTAATAACCTCATTGTCAATTTTGAAAAGTCTGTCAAACAAGGTGAAGAATTTTCTTGGGATGTAGTACTTAAGAAAGCTATTTTGGATGATGGAACTATGCTATGGAATAGCTGGTTTGGTAAAAAGGAAATGGAGCGTAAAAAGAAGTTCTACGCAGATTCAGGTCAGCCATATAAATTTTATCAAGAATATATGATGGAAGTTCAGTCTGCTGATGACTCAATGTTTAGTAGAAAACATATTCAATACTGGGAAGGTAAGTTTCAGTATGACGAAGAAAGTGATATATGCTTTTTGAATATAGATGGAGAACTAAAACCTGTAAATATTTTTGCTGGTGTTGACCCAGCTACAGATAGTGCAAGAAGAGATGCTGACTATAGTGTTATAATGGTAATAGCTGTAGATTCAGATAATAATATTTATGTACTTGATTATTTAAGGAAGCGTGGTATACCAGTTTTGGGTATTCCTGGAGAAAAGAATAAAGGTATAGTGGATTATATGTTTGATTATTCAGATATTTTTCACCCTAGTTTGTATATTGTAGAAGATACTACAATGTCTAAGCCTGTATTCCAAGCGTTACGAGCAGAGACTAGAAGGAGAAATGATTTCTCTGTTCGATTTAAGGAGGAAAAGCCAGGAACTAGGATGAGTAAGCGTGATAGAATACAGGAGATATTAGCTCAAAGATTTGCTATTGGTCAGATACATTTAAAGAAAGACCAGTATGATTTAGAGCATGAAATAATAACTTTTGGTCCTCGTATGGGACATGATGATACTATTGATGCATTAGCTTATGCGTGCAAGTATGCTAATCCACCTGTAGGTATACACGAAGAAGGTAAGGAAGAAAGAAGATTTTTTAAAAAGAGACCCCAAGCTAAATCTTGGGTTATTGCATAGGGTGACGATATGGCGTTGTTAGTTTCCAACTTAGGTGTACATATTGTGGGTAATGTGGGTAATAATTAACGGAGAATTATGGCAAAAAGAAAAGATAAGATAGCAGAAAGAGTTGGGGAATTATATCAATATTCAAAAACTGATAATAGAGTTCAGTGGGAATATGTAAATCAAAAAGGATATGATTTTGCTAATGATAATCAGATGACTTATGATGAAAAGATAGCTCTTGAAGAGCAAGGTATGCCTACATTTACTATTAATAGAATTATTCCTGTGGTAGAAATGCTTAATTTTTATGCTACAGCAAAATCTCCTAGATGGCAAGCTGTTGGAACAGAAGGTAGTGATAGTGATATTGCTTCTGTGTTTTCTGATATAGCTGATTATATATGGAATTTATCTGATGGAGATACAATACTTTCAAATGCTATAAATGATTCCGTAACAAAGTCACTTGGATTTTTAATGGTCACTGTAGACCCTGATGCTGACAATGGTATGGGTGAAGTAGTAATCAAACAACCAGACCCATTTGATATATATGTAGATAATAAATCAAGAGATATTTTATTTAGAGATGCTGCCTATATTCTCATCCGCAAAATACTGCCTAAAGGACACCTAGTCCAATTGTTCCCTGACAACAAGAGAAAAATTATGGCAGCATCTTCTAATGAATCTGAATATGATGATTATTCTGAAAAAAATAAAGATATGAGTCAACATGATTTTGGATATAAAGAAATGAATGGGAATAATTCCTTGTATAGTGAGGAAGAAAATGAACTTATAGAGTTTTTTGAATTATATGAAAAAGAAAAGATTCCTTTTGTTAATCTTTTTTATAAGGTACCTCCTGATAAAGAAAAGATAAAACAAATTCAACAGCAAGCAGCCACTATTGTAGAGCAGAAAAAAGTTGAGATGCAGGTAGAGTTAAAGGAGACTTCTTTAGAATTGAAGAGAGGTGTAGAGGAAGGAAAAATATTGCCTGAAAGAATGGAACTTGAATTACAAAAAGAACAAAAAATGATGGCAAAGCAGATAGAGTCTATTGCGGTTCAAATCAGACATCAGTTGCAAGAGGAAGCTTCTAAGGTTGATAATAAAATTATAAGTAAAAAGGAATATGATATATTGTTAAGAGATGATGTATTTAAAAGGAGAGTTGTTGAAGCTATTCCATTTCATAAAACTTCTATAAAATTATGTTGTGTAGTGGGTGATAAGACATTGTATATGAAGCACTTACCTGTATCTGAATATCCTATAATTCCATTTCATTACAAGTGGACTGGAACTCCATTTCCAATGTCAGCAGTATCTCCGCTAATTGGAAAACAAAGGGAAATTAATAAAGCTCATCAACTTATGATACATAATGCTTCTCTTGGTTCATCATTGAGATGGATGTATGAAGAGGGAAGTGTAGATACAGATTATTGGGAAAAATATTCTTCTGCTCCAGGAGCTTTACTTCCTATGAGGCAGGGATATAATCCTCCTACGCCTGTACAACCATTTCAGTTAAACAATGCATTTTTTAGTTTAACACAAACTGGTAAACAGGATATGGAATACTTAGCTGGTATATTCTCATCTCAAATGGGAGATACTGGACAAACGCAGGATATGCCTTATAAAGGTATGCTTGCTATGGATGAATATGGAACAAGAAGAATTAAATATTGGATGAAACATTGCATTGAACCTGCATTAAAACAATTAGGGCATGTAGTAAAGGAATATTCTCAATCTGTATATACAGCTCATAAAACATTTAGAATAGTTCAACCTAATGCTATAAGAGAGGATAAACAGGTTGAAATTAATGTGCCTATGTATAATAATTTAGGAGAGGCTATTGGAAAATGGAAAGATTATGCTTCTGCTAAATTTGATATTAAAATAGTTGCTGGTTCTACATTGCCTATTAATAGATGGGCTTATTTAGAAGAATTGAAGCAATTAATGGGACTTGGAGTTGTAGACGATATAGCTGTTTTATCTGAAACAGATATAAAAAATAAGGAACAAATTGTTAAACGTAAAAGTATGTATGCTCAATTGAAACAACAAGTTGCAGCTAAGGATGAAGATATTAAAAATAAAGCTGGGACTATTGAAACATTAGAAAGACAACTTGTTCAAGCTGGTATTAAGAATAAAATTATGCAAGGTGATGTTGAGGTTAGTAAAAAGACTCATGATACTAAGTCTACTATTGAAAAAGAAAGGCTTGAAACACAAGCAATGCAAAAACATTTAAGAAAGCAAATGCAAGAAAGCATGAAAAATTCAAATAAAGGTTTGGAGAATACAGAAAATTAAATTTATATTATATTCATGAAAAAGGAGAAAAACTATGAATAATGAAGAAAACATACAAGGTAACCCAGAAGCAGTAGATAATGCTGTTCTTGGCTCCGAAAGTGATGATTTCTTTTCCGCTCTTGAAGACAGTGTTAATAGCATGGTCCAAGAGCCTGAAAAGCCAGAAACACAAACTGCGGTAACCCCTGATAATCAGGGCTCCAATCAAACAGCAGAAACTGAGGCATCGGTATCACAAGGTTCAGAAGACCCTGAGTTAGATAATCTGAAAAAAAGATATAGTGATTCCAGTCGTGAAGCGCAGAATTTGAGAGCCCAACTTAATGAGTTGAAACCTTTCGTTCCAGTGTTAGATGCGATGAAAAAGGATAGTGGCTTGGTTAGTCATGTCAGAGAGTATTTTAAAAATGGAGGTGAACTAAATGGTGACGTTAAGAAAAATTTAAAGTTAGATGATGATTTTGAATTTAATCAAGACGACATGATTAATGACCCTAAATCAGATTCAAGAAAAGTATTTGATTCTATGGTTGGTAATCTAGTTGACCAAAAAGCAAATCAAATCTTACAAGAGCAAGGTCAGCAAAATCAGCAAGCACAATATGCTGAATCTGTTAAACAGCATGCTGAAGAATTTATTCAAAAGCATGATATGACAAAGGAAGAGTTTCAAGCTTTTTCTAATGAAGCTCAGGAGAGATTTAAAAATAGAGGCATTACATTTGACGATATGTATACTTTGATGAAACAAGGTGATGTAAATAAAAATGTAGCTAATGCAACTAAAAAAGATATGCTAACCCAAATGAAAAATGTTCGAGATATACCTACCAGCCAAGGTGCTTCAAATAATGCTGGGAAACCAAATAGTCAAAATGACGATGTATTTGATGCGCTACTTAACTCAGATGGAAATATCGAAGAACTGTTAGGTTAAGGCATTTGAGCCATAACCTGACTTAAACCCAAATAAAACATAAAGGAGTTAGAAATGGCTTTAAACGATTATGTTGACTTAAGTGAATTGGGTGTTGCTGGTGTATCGGCTGGAAATGGTCCAGGTACTCCTGTGTCAGGCGGTGTTGCTGATACTGGTAATCTGAGACGTAAATATAACTTTGGTGACAGAGTTTCAGAGCTGGCTATATCTCAAGACCCCTTTTTTCGCTTTGTGTCAAAAGTAAGTAAAAAACCCACGGATGACCCTCAATTCAAATCGACTGAAAAGAGAGGCTCCTATCATAAAAGATACTGTTACATGAAATCAGCAGGAAGTTCATTTGCTGTTGCATTAAGTGATGCAGCCGCATGTAATGACCAAGATGCAGCAGAAGATACTTTTTATGGTCAATTCGGAACTGATTATAGTAATCAAGGTAATCTCACAAATAGAGTTGGGCAAACGCCTTCTTATGCAGAAGGTGATGCTAATACAGAACCTAAATTCTTATTAGAAGGCCAACTACTTAAAGTGCCCGTAGCTAGTGCAAACAATCTAGCTGGTGCATCTTCAGTAGTAGACTATCAGGTGATTAAGATTACTAATGTTGCTGCTAGTGGTAATTATCAAAATGTAACTGGAACTGTTGTAAAAGGTGTTGATGCTGGTAGATTCTATATGGGTATACCCCTATCAATATCTAACGGTGCAGCAACTACAACTGAAGGTGAAGAGGCTTTAGCCCCATTTAAATGTTATGTTGTTGGTTCAGCTCATGCTGAAGGAAGTGGATATCCTGAGACATGGAAAGACCAACCATATAGTACAAATTATGGGCGTACTCAAATATGGAAAACTGCTATGGCTATGACAAACACTGCTCGTGCAACTTCATTAAAATATGAAGGCAATGAATGGTCACGTGTTTGGAAAGAAAAGCTGATTGAACATAAATGGGATATGGAATCTTCATTGTTATTCGGTTCTCAAAGTGAAACACATATAACTACACAAGGTGCAGTTGATTATATTTTAAACTATGGTAATTCATTTAGTTTAGATATAGCTACTAAAACTGCTGATGATTTCTTGGATGATATGTCTAATTATTTAGACCCAAGATATAACAGTGGTGCAGCTACTGTATACTTCTGTTCAACAGGCGTATATAACTGGATGCATAAACTTGGTGGTTACTTTAAGAATAATCTAGAACTATCTCCAAACTTCAGAGCTGATTTTGCTATGACTGGCAAAAAGAAAGTTGCTGGAGTAGATATTACTACATTCTCAACACCTTATGGTGATATGAATGTTGCTAGAAATATTCACTTAGATGGAACCGATATCAAGATTCTTGGTATAAATATGAAGAATTGTGCTTATAGACCTCTTGTAGGAAATGGTCTTAATAGGGACACTTCAGTCTACGTAGGTGTACAAACACTCGAAAACTCTGGGGTCGACAGAAGAGTAGATTTAATCTTAACTGAAGCTGGGATGGAATGGTCTATACCTGAATCTCACGCTATCTGGAAATAAGGGGGTATATTATGGCTAATCCATTATATGGACAAAATAAGTTTGATAATGCTATAGACGGCGATGCTAAATGGTATGCATCTGATTCTTTAGATTTAACATCAACAGCTGGTGTATATCCGGTGTTTAATGTTCCTGCTGGCTCATATGTTTTAGATATTAAAGTTCTAATAACAACTGCAGTTGTAGCTGGTTCAATGGATGTTGATGTTGGTGATGGTACCGACTCTGATAGATTCATTGATGGTTGGGATGGAACAGCTGGTTCAATTGATGTAGATACTATACATAGTTTTGGACAAGGTTCAGGCTCTACAGAAGTAGGAGTAGATACTGGAGCTTACTATAGTTCAGCTGATACTATTGATGTTGACATTAACGTAGTTGCTAGTTCTGGAGTAATAAAGTTGCTTGTTCTTTTAGCAACTCATATTCCAAGTAGTAGCGTTCACTAAGGAGGTAGATAATGGCTAAACTAGGTTCAAGAGCTGGATGGAGTGGTAATTACTGTCATGATTTGACAGCTACTACTTCTCTTACCCCTGGCGATAGTGGAAAAGTGTTTTTCTTAAATGCTACTACAGAATTTACGACAACACTTCCTTCTGTTGCTGATGCAGGTGCAGGTTTTAACATTAAGTTTATTGTTAAAACTGCTCCTTCTGGTGCTGATTATGTTATCACTGAGAAGACTTCTGCTGATACTAATGTCATTATAACAAATGGCATTGTTGAATTAGAAGTTGATACTGATACTGATGGACTATACAATGCAGGACATACTACAATTTCATTTGCTGATGGCGTAGCTGTCGCAGGTGACTGGGTAGAACTGCTTTGTGATGGTACTAATTGGTATGCAAAAGGTGCAACTAATGCAGATGGTGGTGTGACACTCGCATAAATAAATAATGAGTCTGCTCTCTTTTGGTTGTTTCTCCAAAAGGGGGTGGGCTCTAACTTAAAAATTAAAAGGAGATTTTGAATGGCAACAACAATAACGCCTGCTGCATTAACTGTAACGTTAACAGAAAGTATAAGTTTGAATGGGACACAACAAGGCGGAACTAATAGTCTTACGGTATCTTCTATTAATGAAGTATCAAAAAGAATCGTCTCTGTTCCGTTATCAGAAATTACTTTAGTAAATTTTGGTACATCTGTAGCGGCAGGACAATTTGACGAATCAAAGGTTAGATATATTAGAGTAACAAATAAAGATGATACTAATTTTGCGTATTTAGTATTTAAGAATGAATATAACAATGAATTTTGTGTAAAATTAGATTCTGGGCAATCTTATATATATAATGGGGATAATGATAGCGGCGTTATAGATACAATGCTTGCAAATCAAGTACCATTAGGCTTTGGAGAGACAACAGGAGACTGTGTTTCGGGTAATAATAATGTTACCAGTATTACTGCAACAAATAGAATTATACCTGGATTGAGAGTTTCATCTGCAGCTATTACAGCAAGTGGAGCAAGTGTTGGAGTAACAACTCCAGCATATGATGCTAGTGATGGTTATCAAGCAACAGCACATACTGTTGTTACAAGACATGCAACAACAGGAGCCGAGACAGCATCTAATGCAACAGGAAATGAAGATAATGACCAAACTTATGCTGCTGGTTTTGGCGATTTAGTAGAAATAACAGCTGAAGCTGATACAGACGTTGTTGACTTAGAAGTATTTGTAGCTAGTATATAATAATGGCAAGAACTTTTGAACAGAGAGTGGAATCTATAACTAAAATTGATATAGGTCTATCTTCCACACCAACTCAAGAAGAGTTAACTCAATTTTTAGATGAGGGAATAAAAGATTTGACAAATAAAGTTATTAATTTGAGGCCAGCTGAATCTTATAAATTTGCTAGCAATTCTTCTGTTGATGATAATAGTGGCATTGAAGTCAAAGGAAGAGTTTTGTCTGTAGTGAGAGAAAATGGAAGTACTGCTGATTTAAGGTCGGCATCTCAAATATCACCACAACTTAGATATTTAGCTACCGATTCAAGTAGTCTTCATTATAGAAGTGCTTATAATCCAGCATTTTTTCTTCTAAATACAAAATTATATGTATTGCCTGCTCCTTCTGGCAGTAATCAAGAAGCGCATATAAGTCATATTAATTATAGAACAGCAAATTATGCAGACAATACTATATCTAGTTTTCCAGATGAATATGAGAATTTAATTATACTATTTGCATCATCAATGTCTGCTTTATCAGCAGCAAATGATATACATAATAATTTACCAACTAAACCTATTACTCCAAATGTGCCTAATTTTGATATAGATAATGTAAGTTTGCCTTCCTTTCCTGTATATTCTCCTCCAGAATTAATTTTAGATTTTAATTCAATTAAGTCTAATATTAAGAAAGAAGATTTTGATACAGCAGAAAAGTACTCTGATTTATTGAGTAAAAGAATTGACGAGTATGCTAAATTGCATGAACAGGAGAATACATTATTTCAAAAAGATTTAGATATATTTAAAGCAGATTTAGATACTTCTACTAAGAATTCTGATAGAGATGCTCAGATTGCTGCTGGAGAATATAGGTCTGAAATATATAAATATCAATATGATATAGCTGAATATACAGCTGAACTACAAGAATCACTTTCTAAATATAAGTGGTTTATTGAGCAATATACAGCTCTTATGAACGAATATAATCAAGGAATTGTTATGTCGATTAAACAGAAGGAACGTCCATCGCAATCCTCTAAACAACAACAAAGACAGTCTCAGCAACCAAAAGAAGGAGGAGAATAATGGCCGATAAAGGTATTGGAAGCTTATCTGCTTCCATATTATTTGATGAAATAAAAACAAGATTTACAGGTTCCTTAGATTATGAACCTTTTGATGCTACGCAAAAGTGGGTATATAAGAAGAATACTGTAGGAACTAGTCCTGTAGCTTTCCTCGTGACAAGTGATGAATTTTTAGGCAATGAATCTACTGGTGATACTTTAGCTGCTGGAGATAAAATATTGTGGATTGCTATAAAACATACAGGATATAGAACTAAGTTAAAAGAAAAAACTAATGAAGGTGTTATGTTAAATTTTGCAGGAGCAAATCCCGAATTTGATGGAACTATATCCAATGATAAAAATAATATGTTTATAGTGCCAGGTGAATTACTTGTACTTAAATTAAACGGAGTACTTCAACCAAATTTAATTTTTGGTACATGTGCTCTTACAAATGGAGTTCCTAGTGCATTAGGTACTTCAACAGTATATATTCAAGTAGCTGCTATAGTAGAAGATATAAGCGCATAGGAGGCGATATGAAAGTTCAAGAACTGATGGAAAGAGTAGGTGCTGAAGAGACAGGAAGAGTTATTGCATATATAAAGGATGGATTAGAAGAGATTAATATGCTTACAGAAACTCATACTAGACTTGAAAGATTTGATATAACTGAAGACCAAAGATTTTATACTCTTCCAAATGAAATGGTTAAGATGATAGATATAAGAGTTAAGAATCATTTAAATTCAAAAGATGAATATAGGAGTATCCCTAGAATGATACATAAACCAGTAGTTAAAGATGCGGATAACACATAATGGCTACAAGTAAACAATATGCATGGTATTTAGAAGGTAATCAAGTAGCTATCGTTGAAAAGGATGTTAGTTTTGATAATGATATAACTAGTAAAGATTACGGTCCAGGAGCATCTAGACAAAGATGGGAATCTCCTCAATCTTCTGTAGAGGATGGATTAAAGGTTAAATATGTATATTCTCCTACTTATAGAATAGATGAATCAGAGGATAAAGATACTCAACTAGATACATTTATATCTTTTGATGGATTATTAAAACTTCAGGATGCGGGTTCTTACGATTATGCTTCTGAGAAAGGTATAGGAGAAGGAAGTTATGTAGTATTGGAGAAGGCTGGAAGATTTAATGGTCTTCATAAAGTTAAGGAAGCTGGAGTTGGTTTTATAATGGTAGTGGTACTGTAGCTGGAATATTTGAAGAAGTTCCAGAATTATTTTATAATATATCAGTATTACAGGATGAATCATTTGAACTTGATTTACCTTTATATTTACAGAAGGCTTTAGTATATTATGTGAAAGCAAAACTAGCAGAAGATGCTGGTGAACTTAAACTACGTGAGTATGCAATGAGAGAGTTTAAGAAAATGATAGAGAAACACGAAAATTCAAGGATTAGTGGACTTAGGATAACATCCTCTGGTTCACATGCAATAAGATAAATACTACATTCACGGTCAAGTCAAGACCTTAACGTAGAACTCGAAAGGAGAATAAAATGGCAGGTAAAAGAGGTGGCTTACATAGCTACACAGTTCAGGAAGCACAAAACTCATCAATGGGACAAGTTGGTTCTGTATACTTAGATACAGATGGAACTACATTTACTCCAACAACTGGAGTAGTAGTTGCAATTACAATGATTTCAGATACTGATTTTGATGTTTTAACTCCAGAAGATGCATCTAAATATATTGGAGTAGCTGATGATGGATATGAGAATGGTGGTGATACATTGGCTAATTCTGATTTATTTCCAGCAGGTATGACTATATATGGCAGATGGACTTCTGTATCAGTTAATGCTAATGGTGCATGTATTTGTTACGTAGGTTAAACGATGCCTAGCTTAGGTTTAAAAAATTCAGTTAAGTCTTCAGTGCTTTCAACTCCTGGTATTATAAGGGATAGTCTTGTATTAAAACATGATTACAATGCACGCTCAGTCGTACCTGTAAGTGATGGTGCTGCTTATTTTGATGGCACTGATGATTATATAGATACTTCTACTGTTCTTTCTACTGGAACTACACTTTCATGGTCTTTATGGATGAAAACTACTGATACAAGTGGTTGGTCTGGTATTATTGGTTCTGGTAATAATCCAGCTTATGATAAATGGCTTTTTAGAAGGAATGATGACGATACTTATGGATGGATAGTTGATTGGAATTCTCACTCCGAATTCCCAGCTTCTGCTGTTGAAGATAATAAATGGCATCATGTAGCAGGAACATATGATGGTACAACTATAAAATTATATTTAGATGGAGTATTATATGATTCAGATTCAGAATCTTCTCATGACATTGGAGGCACTGGAATTAATATAGGTGCATATATGGTAAGTGGTTCTATTCAGGCTTTTTATGGAGGGTATTTATGTAATATAGGAGTATGGACAGGTGTATTAACTCAAGCACAAATCAAATCTATTATGTGGAAAAACTATGCAGGTTTAACATCAAGTGAAACAACAAATTTAGTATCATGGTGGAATCTTAGTGCAGATGCAAATGATTCTACAGGAACTAATCATGGGACTTTATCATAATGGCTGCTACTATACAAACAATTCAAAAGCCAACAAAAGCCAGAGCATTAGATACCTCTGGTAACAACAATCATGGACAAATATATTCAGGTAGAGCATTAGAGTTTGATGGGGTTAATGATTATTTAAACGTAGGAATTAATGCTAACTTAGCATTAGGTAATGCAAGTCATACTTTGGTAGCTTGGTTTAATATTGCAGCTTTTAGTAGCTCTAATAGTTATATAGTATCAATAGGTAAGGGTGCGTCAAGTAAAATGAGTGGTATGGGCATAAGACAAACCTCTGGTAACTTATTTCTTTCCGCATATTCATCTCCTATAGTAACTACAGCTGCTACAGTAGAATTAAATACTTGGTATAGATTAGCAATGGTATATACTGGGGGTGGCACTAATACTGCTGATTTTTATTTAAATGGAGTTTTTGTAGAACAAGAATCTATCACATTAGATGTCTTAGATGGTAATCTAACTATAGGCACTTATATAGGCGCTGGGGCTCTTGAATTTACGGGGATGATAAGTGATGTTCAGGTATGGGATGCAGCATGGACAGCAGATGATGTATTATACGATTATCTCAATCCAGAACAATTAGCTTTAAATAGAGGTGGTACATCATTAACAAAC